TATGGAAACAATAGCAAAGAGTATTATAGCACAAATCAGACCTAGGGCAATTACTTTGATTCGGTGAGTGAGTTCACCAAACCATCCCCAAATCTCTCCTATTTTCATTGCTACTGATGTGATGAAATGACCAGAATAAGATGATGAATTAGATCCCTTCTCCAAAAACCCTATTCCCCCTAACGTCTTTTCATTATATCCGAGAGTGATTTCTTGAATTTCGTCAGATCGGAGAAGCACAAATTCTTTATGGTTGGAATGATATTTTGAGAGTAGTGAGAAAACCTCTTCTTTTCCATATTGTCTTGCTTCTCCAGGGGTGCACACTAACTGATCATGTTGGAAAGGAGTGAGAAGAGACAAAACCCTACGAGCTCCATTACATGTAGTTACGACAATCGTTCCGTTCCCACATATCATGGTGCTTCTGTCAATAGTGCAATTGGAGATAATGTCGCACGATTTCCATCTGTCCCCATTTTTGATCATATATTTCCCTCCGACTCTAATCGCACTTATTCCGATTGCCAAACAATCCTGCTGACACTTGTGCTGATCTCGTATCAGAAATGAGTATCTAGTGGCTTCTATAGCAGTCTTCAGCCCTATTTCGACTGTCTGCAATATAGCAGGATAATACTCATTTGGAGGATTGTTTCCAACAGAGAAAACGATTCCTGAGGAGTCCATCATTATCATCTGTTTGCATGTTGATTTAAGTGAGACAGAATTAGTTAAGACAATGCCGGCTCTCGGACATACTACTTGGTCAGTGCTCTCAAAGCAACTGATAGTAGTTAGAGGCTCATCCCATAGACAGGTTTCAGATATAACTGGATTGTTCCATAGGTATCTCGAGTTAGAGTCAATCACACTCATTGAGGAGGCATCAACCCTTTTTCCATTTATGATCAAACTCCCAGAGTGCTCTTTAGAAGATTTAAACCCGGTAGTGTTGAAGGATGTGATTGCTAAGTAAGACACTTCCTTTGTAACAGTTTGGGCGTATCTGTACTCTGGAACCAGCTGAGGTCCATAAGAAAAACATGCAGAACTTGTGCACTCTTTCTTGATAATCTCCCTACATTCAGAATCACCCCCTGGGCTAATGAGTGTCATCTTTGTACCCTCTACTCTAGAGAAGGTCCACGTCTCAGTGAACTCTTGTATAATCTTTATGCGTTGACAGCTAAAGACCGAGAAGTTACTCTCAAATACTTGCTTGTAGATGTTCACGGAGATCTGTTTTCCTTGTGTCATGTTGGTGCACTCCTGGAGGCACTGGACTACTGAAGGTCCCTCTGCCACATCCCTACAACTATAAGTGGAAAAGCCGTAAACAAGATGTGAGTCTATTGACAACATGGTCAAAAGGAGAAGATAGAAAGAGATACCCATTAGTATTGAGGTTATCAACATAAAGGTCTCAGTTTTATTTAAATATTGATAAAGTGGTGTTATGCAGGTCCATCCCACTAAGGGATTACTTTCGGGGCAGCTTTTTCTTCCTTATACATGGTATGAATTATAAAACCCGGATTCTCTCTACATGCAATCTGAGCAATCTCTTCTGTCACCTCTTTTATCTGGCATTTATGGATCTTCACAGATGTTTTAGCAATTGGAATTCCAGCATTAGTACGGATTGCATTTCCTTCAGCTGCAAACTCAACTTGCTTAAACTCTTCTCCAATGTATTTTATTATCATGAAAGCCATAGGTTGGAACCAGTATACTGTGGCATTTTGAAAATGAACACTAAGAGTTCTCTTTTTCAACATTGTCATACAACCTTTGTCGTGAGCAGTATCGATAATCCAGAATAAGAGTCTAGACACTCGGCTAGAAATTTCTCCAAGGTCTGCTTTTCTTATTATCCCCTCTACTACCTTCTCTGAAATCCCGACATCTTCATAACTATCATCGCACTCTTGGTAAAACTCTACATTCCACATTACACATAAGAACCTGAGAGTTGATGCCATTACGATATATTCGATAATGATCAATGCTAACTTTCTATTTATGCAAATCTGCCTTCAGACTGATATTAAGCTATCTACTGTTGAGAT